ACAGCCTTGTCAACCTTCTCCATGTTCTCCTCTGATATGACACCGTCACTAATCTGCTTGATGTTCACTCCGGCTAGGGTCTGAGTCATTCGCTTGAACAACTGCTTCTGCGGCATCTCCAACGAGAAGACAGCACACGGTGCATTGTTGTGAGTGACTGACTTGAGTGCTATGTTAAGAGCAAGGGCTGACTTGCCGCACGATGTGGGTGCCGCGAGTGTGACCACCTCGCCGGGGGCTATGCCCCGATTGCCTAGCTGATCATCAAGATTACCTATGTGAGTGGGCAAGGCATCGGTAACAAACTCTCCGGCTAGCATCTTCCGGAACTCCTCCTTGATCTGTTCGGCGGTCGTGCTCAGGTCGTTTGGTTTCTCTTGACTAAACTGTATCCGATTAACCTCCGCATCAACCGTGTGCTTGATGTTCTCAGCCGTGTCTGACTGAGCCATAATGCTTTCGGTTGCGATCCGGTAAGCACGATTCATCTTACGTAAATTCGACTTCTCCCTTACTATGTTTGCATAGTGATTCATCTGAACCGCAGTCTCGACACGACCCATGATGTTGAAGATAGAGGCGATGCCTCCTACCTCATCAAGGTTGTTGTCACGAGTAAGCTGTTCGGCTAGATGGATGTCATCCACCGGAAGGCTAGCATCGACTAGCTTGCCAATGGCACCGAAGATGCACTGGTTCCTGTAGATGTAGAAGTCGTCGGCACTAATTGATTCGGCAACCGTATTGTAGTTAGCCGGTGAATCATTGAGAAGACAGCAGGCTATGACTGCCTCCTCTGCCTCTGGATTATTCGGCGGATTTTCTATCTCGTTCATCGCTAAGGATGAAGTCCATAGACCGCAGGCACTGACCTAAATACTTAATATTCTCTTGCTCTTTCTTTGGCATTTTGTGTGTGTCAATGTCTTGATGTAACTTGTTTCCAAGTTGAACTGCATCGTGTATGGCTTCTAGTATTTGCATGGTTGGTTTGCTTCTCATGTTGATAAATAAGTGTAGCCCCGACCCCATGTCGAGACTACATCCTATTTTACCACGAATTTAATTAGAGCTTCGTTCGACAATCCCCAAGCTGATAAGGCTGTAGCCAATCAGGTCGCGGTAGATGTCTCGAATCGTATCCCCCTTAGTGTCAAGGGATAGCTCTCCGTCTTTACAAAAGGCTTTGAGCCTTTGAAACTTATCCTGCATCCGGATGGCAACACCAAGTAATGGGTCAATGCCGAACTCTTTTGATCCATCGAAGTTAGCAAACGGATTGTCACATCCTTTGCCGCCGGTGTAATCAGAGTTCTTAACTCCGGTGAGTTTAAGTATCTCTTCGATCTCGTCACGGCGGAACTGTTCCCACCATTCCTTGTCGAATGTTATATCCGGCTCCACTTATTAAAAGGGATCTGAATTAACGGCAGGACTGTTGTTGGCTACCGCCTCATCCTTTGGATTGACAGCCAAGGACAGGAACTTGACACCGGACTTGGCTTCTTTTTTCCATGCCTTGATCCAGTAATCGACACCGCCTACGTTAATTGATCCACGTAGATCGGGGTGAGTTTCTTTTTCCTTGCGGTCATTGGGGAACAGTGCTCCCCCGTTAGTATTGTCATACTTCTTTTCCATTATATTAGCTCCTCTAAGCTAGGTGTTTTTGTTTTTGGTTCGTTTGGTTTGCCGTGTGTGTTCAGGGCATCCGGATCCTTCGTATCATCGATAGCGAACAATCCATTGAGAGCATACTTACGGGCATAGCTTGATGCCGACCCAGTTACTTGTGCCTCATCCATTCCTTTCTTGGTCTCAGTCTCCCGTGCAAATGCATTGGTAGATATAGCCTGATCGGAATCGTTGTCAGCTATGGTTGCTGTAGCACGAACGTAAATACGTCCGGCTACTTCCACAATCTCATCGCTGATTACAAGAGAGCATTTCCACTCGCCAAGCAATGGCTTGACTGCATTTAGTATGTCCTCTGCTGATCGGTAGTTGTATCCACCGAACTTATTTGTCTGCCCCTTGGGGGCTTTAAGCGATCCTTGAATCGCTGATAGTTTAACCCGTAGGTTAGGTTTAGTTTTTTCTTCACTCATGGTTTGTGTATATGGTTTTTATTAGTGAGCGATATAAGTTTGAACGGTCGTTCACATTCTTGCAACATTTTATTTCATCTTTTTTTGCACCTAACTTCCGCAGTGCAAACTCTTGTTCTTGCTTGTTGAGCTTCCGCTTGAACCTTGCGGTCAACTGCTTGATGCCAACCGGATGCAGTATGCCGGATGACGGTGCCTTTAAATAATCAACAACGTTGATCAAGACCTGCGGCAAATCTTTTGGATCACCCTTACAAATACTCCGGTGAATGTTTTCAATCTTACCTAGCATAGTGTTAGCCTCACGGCTTATCACCCCCCGTATCTCGCCGTTGATGTGGTCGTGGTCAACCACCAGATCATCGGTCACCCGATCAAGTATCGGGCACCGGTCAGGTGCATTGTCCTTCCGCCATTGTGCCAACTTGTTCTGAGGGATGTAAGTCATTGAGGTTCCGGATCGATTTGTTCTACCGATAGAATGGTAATAGATGCATTCTTCTTGGTGGTGCAGTTGCCTTGCTTGTCCGGTCGATTCCTGCACACGTAGCTGACTGCTTGCTTCTCGTCATGTGCCCACTTGTCGGCGAAGCCAACGTAGTCCGGCGGCATATCCCTGTGCTTATACCTTATCTTGTAAAGGTTCACAACGGGATGTGGACATACTGCTTACCATCGTTCCACTCTTTGATTGTCAAGCCGGTGAGCCTAGCTTGCAGTGCTTCCATTGTCATGAATGTAGGGTCTTGTCCGCGAAAACAAAAGGCTAAATAAAATCCGCACTCTCCCTTGAACATTTGATCAAACTGATAGTAAGCGAACAGGTCGTTGAGTTTGATTCGCGGTGTCCCCTTGACGTGAATCCAACTGGGGTCGCCGGATTTATTCTCGATCAAATAATCTGGGATGTGCCGTAGTGCAGGGTGCACCAACCAAAACTTCTCTATCTGATCTTCCTTCTCATCGAACCCAGTCCGAAAGAATTTAATCTCTTTCTTGGTGCAGTAACTCTCGAACACGTCCTCGCCGACCCTGCCCTTGCACCTGTTTTCGTATGTGTCCCGTGCGGTATTGTTCATATCATTCCATGGTTACCTCAACATCGAAGTTGTCGAATAGAATTATAAAGTTCTGAGGTTGAATGTTTAGTATATTATAATCAACCCACTCCATGGCATCGTCCTCAGCCATCCCGTCATTTACAAAATGATTCAGCAGTTTGCTGTAATCATAGATCAAGTATCCTCGAACATCAGTTCCGATTATACATTCATCCAACCCATCGAGACGGATTGGCTCTTCATTTATTTCTTTGTTTGGTGCTATCATAAATTACATTCGGGTCATCCAATACAGCTTGGATGCACACTTAAATATTTGAATCCCCGTTTCGCATTCTTCTCGTGTCCATTCCTTGTGGTAGTGCTCGCAGGAATCGCTGTCAATAACTACACTGATGCAGGCAGGCAGGTAGTCGAGCTTGTGGTGCCGCCGGATTATGTCCGCCTCAATCGCCAACTGGTAGCAGTCCTTCGGGTAGGTCTTAGCCTTACCATTAGTATTAGTCCGGCACTTGTAGTCAGCCAAGAATACCAAGTCGTTCTGATCCTTGCCGATGAAATCAATTGAGCCTGCGGTCTTGACCCTGCCACATTTAACTAGGTGCTCAGTCGCTAGCGGTGTGACCGACTCGTCGGCTACCCAGTCAAGGAATGCGGTGGCATGATCAGTCCATGCCGTGTCCACTCGAGGCTCCCGTCCGGGATTGAGATAGATGTGCTGAAGTTGATCCTCTATCTCCTTGTGAACGGCGGTGCCGAAGTCACTCGAATACATTGTGTCTCCCGTTACCGGATGCTCCCTCGTGCCGTAGCATAGCTTCTCTAATTCCTGCCATGGCAACTCCGGATATTCACGGGCGAGGTCAGTCATCATTCGAGGGCGGTAGATTGAATCGAGGAATGGGTCTTTGATTAGTCCCAAGATTGTGGTAACGGATGGGAAAACTTTGCTTAACTTACGTGCTTGTGCAGGTGTGGTCACGTCAAGACAAAGGAACGGGTCTTTGTTGCAATCATAAAAATGAGCCATGCCTCCAGTGAAGCATGACTCATTCGTTTGTGTCAACACCAATCAACAACGAGTAATTATAGCTCTTCCATCTCAATGATGTAAGTTAGACATTCCATCAGCGACTGCCCGGGTTCTCCGGTGAAGATGGGTTCGCTGTTCTTCCGCAACTGCCAAGTCAATGGCATCGGGTCTTTCTGTGGCAAGGGATGAATCGATATCTGATTATCG